TTCTTCTTGGAGTGGTGTATATTATAACGAAGCAACTTGTAAGAGAGATGTTGGATATCTAATAGATGCGGCAGCAACGGATGTATTATATGGTGGACAAGAAAGAAGTGTGATAGCAGGACAGTATTATTACTTATATCCTTCTAACGCAATTAATAAAGGTGTACCATCAACTCTAAACCAATTAGACCCAACTCTTACTGGTATCAGATATGCTGGAAAGTTATCTAAAAAAGTAGTAATCAATCCAACTTATTTAGAACCATCTGCATCTTTAATAACAACAGCAAAATTATTGACAGATAACAAAACGTTAATACAAAAAGAAACTATAACATTCTTATCTTCTTCTTGGAGTAACTTAAAATACAATGAAGCAAGTTGTAGTAGAGATTTAGGATTTATCATAGATGCAATTAGAACTGACTTAGTTTATGGTGGTAACGAAAGAAGTATTGAAGCAGGTTCTTACTACTATAAATTCCCATCAGTAGCAATTATTGATAGTTATGGTGATAATAATGGACAAAAGAAGCAAACGATAGACGGTATTAACTTCGCAAGAGGAATATCTGAAAAAATTGTAGCAAATACTTTATTAACTTATTTAGCACCTTCTACTAAAAGAAGACAGGCGGCTGAAAGAGTAAAAGCTGGTAAGGATGAATTAAAACAAAGAGCAATTGGATACACAAATGGGGCATTTCCATATTTAGTATATAATGAGGCAAGTTGTTCACGTGATACTGGATTTATTGTAGATGCATGTGTGACTGATTTATTATATGGTGGAAATGAAAGAGGAATCCGAGCAGCATCTTCATACTACGATGGACAATACGGAAGTGCAGTTGTCGTGACTAGAGACCAATTATTAGAAACATTGGAAACAAATCGTTATCTAAGAACTAAAGTAGAGTTTATAGCAGCTGGAGCACCATTAGAATCATTTGGTTCTTTGATTGTGGCAACTGGTATTGACTACTCTTATAATGGTAGTGGTGTAACATTTAAGGCACTCCCCCCAAATCAGGGTGGTAGTGGTGTTGCAAATCCAATATTTGAAATTACCGAATTGGGTGGAGGTAGAATCTTCTTCACATCTGGTAATCAAGATGGTGACTTTAGAATTGGTACGGGTTTAAGTATTAATCAGGCAACTGGTACTCTTGTGGGTAGAACATTTAGTAAATCTCTATTCTCATTAGTAACTCCGTTCTCATTAGCACTACAAATATAAAAAAAGAAAATAAAAAATAAAAAGAAATGGCAGAAGTTTTTGTTCCCTTAAATCGATTCCAGTCAGTGATAACAGGACTGACTGGTGAGCCCGATGAAATATATGCAACTCCAGCTGGAGTATCATCAATTGTATTATCTTGTCAAATTACAAATAATAGTTTGATAACGCAACCTGTAACTATATTTGTGACATCAAATAAAGAGGTACCTGTACCTCAATTTGGTGATATATACAGTGGTAGTGCTTTTGTAAGTTCTTCTGTATCTTTATTAAATTTTAGTGGTAGTTTTGCTAGTGCATCTTTATTATTAAATGCAAATAGACAATTTTTAAGAAAAGAAATAGCAGCATATACAGCTAATCAAAATAGTTTAGCGGAAACTCCATTTACATTTGTATCTGATTATTTTGAACAAAACACGTTGGATGATGTAGATGCAATAAAATATGATATTGTTAATAATACAACTATTAGAACAAATAAAGCAGCAAAAGCTTATTTTGATAAAAATGGTGTATCGCTTATTGATTCAACTGAATATTCCGCATCTATATTTGCTTTAGATTATTTAAAAGTATTATCAAATCAAATTATAAAAAACGAATCTGTAACAGGTTCTGCTCTTTCACCATTATTATTTCAAAGTGCAGTTACTCAATCTGTGTTAGATGGATTTAATAATGGTACAAACGCCCAAATTTCATCATCTATATATGTAGTTAATTCATTGGTAGATGTTATTAAAGCTACAATTGAATCTCCTGTACTTGTAGAGCAAGATGCCGTAAGATTGGTAACAAATGTGACAATACCTGCCGCTGATTCATTATCTCCTATTGTTTCTGGTAAATTAGTATTGGAAGAAACCTATGGATTTATCGTTTCGGGCTCAACTGAATTAACTGTGATTCTTTCTTTGTTAGAAAGTGCGAATGAATAACAATAATATCATTGATTGATATTTATAAGGGATTCTCTATATTTATAACAAAGCTGGAAAGTAACGCATGGCAATTAGTAATCTATTAACGGGTAGGGTAAGGGTAGTAAACCCTAAAAATGTAACATCTGATAGGTATCAATTCTTGGATATATCCCAAGCAGAGCCGAATTTAGGTGTTCCTAATTTTTCTGCTTCGTTATTAACAAATCCTGCTATTGTAGTTTCGGATGACCAAGGTAATAGAGGATTTGTAAGAAGTTTAGATTTAGACAGGGTAACTGCAAAATTTACGGGCTCATTTACGGGCTCATTCACAGGAGATGGTTCTGAATTATTTAATCTACCTGCAGCAACATTTATAGCTAGTGGTTCATCAACTGCATCATTTGTAGAAGGAAATTTATTTGTAGATACAAATACAATTATTGATGGTAATTTATATGTTAAAGATTCAATATACGCGGAATCTCTTATAGTTACTTATATATCTTCTTCTGTAATATTCTCATCTGGTTCAAATAAATTTGGTGATGAAATTACTGATAAGCAAGAATTTACAGGCTCTATTGAAATTAGAGATAGAGTTGGTGCAAATGAAATAACAGCATCTTCTGTATCATCATCATTTACTGGTTCATTTTTTGGAGTAGCTAATTTAACAGGAACATTTACTGGTTCGGCTGAATTAACGGGTTCATTTAGTGGTTCGTTTACTGGTTCATTCTTTGGTGATGGTAGAGATTTATTTAATTTACCAAAAGCAACTAGATTATCAACTGGAAGTATTACTGCTTCTGTTAGTCCTGATTATGGATTTAAAGTAGAATCTGCTGAAAGTGGTTCTGAATTTACCGGAAGTGTAGATATTAGCGGAAGCTTATCAGCATCGCTATTTAGAGGTGATGGTAGTGGATTATTTAATCTACCAGCGTTATCAGCAACTTTAATAGCTAGTGGTAGTGTAACTGCGTCTGTAGCTCCTGATAAAGGACTAATTGTAACATCAAAAGAATTTGGCTCACAATTTACTGGTTCTATATTTGTAAGTGGTAGTAGAGGTATTGAATTAACTTCTGGTTCTTCTTTTAGTGGTAGTGGTGAAAGATTATTTAATATACCAAGAGCAGCCTTAACACCGGATGCATTAATTTCTACTGAAATTAAATCGGGCTCAGTAACCGCATCGGTTGCACCTGATTTTGGATTTAGAGTAATATCAGCAGAAAGTGGTTCTCAATTTACTGGTTCTTTATTTGTGACTGGTGGTATTGTACAATTAGGCGTTGGTTCTTATTTTAGTGGTAGTGGTGAAAAATTATTTAATATACCTCGTTCAGCCTTAACGCCTGATGCTTTAGTAGCAACATTAATAGCAACTGGTTCTGTGACAGCATCTACTGATGTTGAAAGAGGATTTATAGTAAACTCTCAAATAAGTGGCTCTGAATTTACTGGAAGTGTTAAAATAAGCGGAAGTATATTTTTAGGAAGTGGTTCATTCTTCTCTGGTAGTGGTGAGGGATTATTTAACATACCACGTTCAGCAATATCTAATTTAGATGTTAATACAATATTCTCCGGCTCTGCAACAGCATCCATTGACCCTGCTAAAGGTTTCAATGTAAACGTATTCAGCCAATTGAGTGGTAGTTTAGTTGTATCATCTTCAAATTATCCAATACCATCACAATCAATAGATACTACAATCTATGTAACCAATAATGGTAGCGGAGCTTATGTTTTTAGTGGTGGCGCCAATGGTTCAAATGTTAATTTAAAGTTACTTAGAGGGTTTACATATACATTTATAGTAAATGCAGTAGGACATCCGTTTTGGATAAAAACTGCAAAAAGTACTGGCACATCTGATGCATATTCTACTGGCGTAACTAATAATGGAACTGATAATGGTACAATAGTATTTGAAGTAAATCTATCTTCTCCTGATACAGTTTATTATAATTGCCAATTGCATTCTGCAATGGCTGGAGAAATTAATTTAGTAAATGTATTATATAGACCAGCTAAGATTGAATTCATTGGACAAACTAATGTAACTGGTGGTTTATTTGTAAGTGGAAATGCTGTAATACCTTCTGGCTCTGGATACTTTAGTGGTAGTGGTGAGGGATTATTTAATATTCCAGAATCAGCATTATCATTTTCACCAAGTAGAATTTCAAGTGGTAGTGTAACTGCATCTGTAAGTCCTGTTTTTGGATTTAGAGTTGAGGGTGGTGATTCATCTTTTATAAATAGAGTAAACATATCACAATCTTTAGCAGTATCTCAATCAGCAGCAGTTGGTACTAACTTAACTGTTGGAGATACAGTTTCGGCTAGAGTAGTTAGTGGTTCTGATTTTAGTGGTTCATTTCAAGGTGATGGTAGTAGATTAAGAAATGTGCCATCTCAAGAAAGTGCAAGAATTGCTTCTGGTTCTGTAACTGCATCGGTTGACCCGCAATATGGATTTAGAGTAATATCACCATTATATGGTTCTCAATTTACAGGCTCTTTAATTGTAAGTGGTGGTAATATAGCAGTAGTAAGTGGTTCGGCATTTAGTGGTAGTGGTAGATTATTATTCGATATTCCGGAATCTGCTTTATCATTTGCACCAAACAAAATTGCTAGTGGTAGTGTAACGGCATCAGTATCTCCCGCATTTGGATTCAAAATAGAATCATCAGCTAGTGGTTCACGATTTACAGGTTCATTATTTGTAAGTGGTGGAATATTTTTAGCTAGTGGTTCATCATATAGTGGCAGTGGTAAATTATTATTTGATATTCCATTATCCGCTTTATCAAACTTAGACCTATCTAAAATTTTCTCTGGTTCGGCAACTGCGTCGGTATCACCAAATAAAGGATTCGAAGTTAATACAGGTGCAACAATTTTTGATTTTTTAATTGTAACTGGTTCATCAACATTTAAATCAGGCGTAAGTGCTTCTGTATTTAGTGGTAGTGGTGCTGGATTAACAAATATACCATTTTCTGCGTTATCCGAAGAATTAAGTAGAATTGCTAGTGGAAGTGTAACCGCATCCGCTTCACCTAATTTTGGATTTAGAGTTCAATCTTCTTTAAGTGGTTCTCAATTTACGGGTTCTTTATTTGTAACTGGTGGAAACATAAGAGTAGCAACTGGTTCATTCTTTAGTGGTAGTGGTGCTGGTTTGAGTAATATTCCTAGAAATGCATTAACTGAAGATGCACTAACTTCATTTGAAATTAAAAGTGGTAGTGTAACTGCATCGGTTTCTCCAAATTTTGGATTTAGAGTAATTTCAGCTGAAAGTGGTTCACAATTTACTGGTAGCTTAAAAATAAGTGGTAGTGTAACATTAAATTCAGGTTCTGCGTATAGTGGTAGTGGTAGAAATTTATCTGATATTCCCGAATCTGCGTTAGCATTTAAACTTAATAGAATCTTTAGTGGTTCTGCAACTGCATCAATTTCTCCTGATAGAGGATTTGAAGTAAATACATTCTCCACAATTAGTGGAAGTTTTATAGTATCATCATCTTTAAGAGAAGTTGCATCATCATCATTAAATACAGTATTTGATGTAACAAATAATGGAAGTAGTGCATATATATTTAGTGGTTCAATTCAAGGAGTAAATCCAAATTTAACTTTGGTTAGAGGTGTAACTTATACATTTAATTTAAATGCAAGTGGCCACCCATTCCGTATTAATACTATTAATGGAATTGGTACGAATGATGAATATACAACTGGTGTAACTAATAATGGTGAAGATGTTGGTGCAATAATATTTGAAGTTCCGTTTGATGCACCTGATGTATTATACTATAATTGCCAATTCCATTCATCTATGGCTGGTACAATTAATATGGTTAATTCTATATTAGTACCTGCTGAAATAAAATTTATTGGTGAAACAAAAGTTATTGGTAACTTAACTGCATCAATGTTTAGTGGTAGTGGTAAAGGATTATTTGATATTCCTCGTTCAGCTATAACAGAAGATTCGGTTAGAATTGCTAGTGGTTCGGCAACAGCATCTATCGCTCCAAATACTGGTTTAGTTGTAACAACATTCTCTACATTTGAATTTCCTGTATCAGCATCAATGTTTAGTGGTAGTGGTAAAGGATTATTTGATATACCTAGAAATGCCATTACCGAAGAAGCTTTTAGAATTGCTAGTGGTAGTGTAACGGCATCTGTAAATCCTGATGATGGATTTAGAGTTATAACTGCATTCACATCTTCGTTTGGTGAGAGTGGGACATTTACATCATCAATTGCATCACAATTTACTGGTTCTATATCCGTAAGTGGTAGTGTTTATATTAATGATAATAGTGGTGGATTGTTTATAGAATCATCCTCATTCATATATGCAGAAGGTACTTATTTAAGAAACATTCCAAAATCGGCATTAACGGAAGATGCATTATTATCTTCATTTATAGTATCTGGTTCTGTAACGGCATCTGTAAATCCTGATGATGGATTTAGAGTTATAACTCCATTTACTGGTTCTCAAATTGGTTCTCAATTTACTGGTTCAGTTGAGGTTAGTGGTAGTATTATAGCTAAAGATTTCTTCATAGGGGATGGTAGATTTATAACAAACGTACAAGCAGCTGCATCGCCATTGATAGCAAGTGGTTCGGCAACTGCATCTGTGACTAGTGGTGAAAAGTTTATTGTAAAAACTGCAAAATTCGATGAGCAAATTGGTTCTGAATTTACTGGTTCTATTGAAGTTAGTGGTTCGATAACCGTTAAAGATTTTATATTCGGAGATGGTAGATTTATTACTAACGTTGTTGCGGCAGCAGCTCCATTTATAGCAAGTGGTTCGGCAACGGCATCGGTAGCAAGTGGTAGGCAGTTTATAGTAAAAACAAACGAAACTGGTTCATCGATTGGTTCTCAATTTACGGGTTCAGTTCAAATTAGTGGTAGTATTACTGCAACCGATTTCTTTATAGGAGATGGTAGATTTTTGACAAATGTACAAGCATCAGCAGCTCCATTGATAGCAAGTGGTTCGGCAACGGCTTCGGTAGCTAGTGGTAAAGTATTCCAAGTAATTACAAACGCTGTATCTGGTGGTTATTACGGTTCTGAATTTACTGGTTCAGTAAGTATTAGTGGTTCGCTTTCAGCATCTCGTTATGATGGGGATGGTGCAGGTTTGTTTAATATTCCAGCATCAGCATTAGAAGATTTACAATTAGATAGAATACAATCTGGTTCAGCTAGAGCAATTATTGACCCAGATAAATTTGATGTAAACACTCCAATAACTGCAGCAAGATACGATGGTGATGGTAGTGGATTATTTAACATTCCTGCAGAAGCTTTAGAAGATTTACAATTGGATAGAATTATATCTGGTTCGGTTCAAGCGGTAATATCACCAAATAGAGGATTAGAAATTGGAACTAAAACATTCGTTTCCGGTAACTTAAGTGTTACTGGTGGATTATTTGTTACTGGTGGTAATATTGTAGCAGCAACTGGTTCTGCATATTATGGTGATGGTAGTGGATTAACAAATATTAACATTGCTAACTTATCATTTGAAACATCACTATTACAATCAGGCTCTGCAATAGCTAGAATATCTCCAAATTTTGGATTTGTAGTAAATACATCATCTTTAATTGAGGGCAATTTAGTAGTATCAAATAAAATAACAGCAAGTAATTTAATATTTTCACCATTATTTACTGGGTCATTCTTAGGAACTTATAATTTCCAAGGAGTAGGACCAACCGCATCTGCTCAATATGATATTTTAAGATTTGATGAGGCAAGAGGATATTTTATACCTCAACCTGAAACATCATTAACTGAAACTGTATCATTCAATAATGTTAGTGATTTAACAATTGTACACAATTTGGGAATACAATACCCAATGGTTCAGGTTTATGCAACTGGTTCTGAAGACCAAATTATACCTGGTACAATAAAATCAATTAGTGAAGATGAAATCCAAATTAAATTTGCTGGATTAACTTCTGGACACGTTGTAATTGGTAGTGGAGGTTCATTGATTAATGGTACAATACCGGGTGATAGAGTATTTGGTACGGTGTTATCAGCTTCATACGCAATTAGAGCGGGTGTAGCTGAAAGTATTGTTGGATTTAATTCCGCATCATTAGCAGCATTAGGTGATTTAGAAAACTTCGTAAGAAATTCACAAACATCATCAATGGCTGTGTTTAGTGCAGTAAGTTCTTCTTACGCATTAACAGCATCATACGCATTAAATGCAGGAGCAGGTGGTGGTACTGAATTATTTATATACCAAACCAGTTCATTGGTAAAATCTCAAGTAGGAAAAATTCACTTTACGGGTTCTGGTGTTGATGTGACACCATCTGGTTCGGATGGAGTATTAGTAACCATATTAGGTGGCGGTGGTGGTGGTGCTGGTATTGGTGATTTACTTAGTTCACAAACCGCTTCAATGTTGGTTGGTACGGCATCATTAGCATTTACAGCATCTTACGCAATATTCGCATTAAATTCGGCAAACGTTGATACTGCATCATTCTTACAAGTAAATAAAGATAGTAAAATTGATGCTAACTTAACTATTAGTGGTAGTTTGGGTGTTAGTGGTAGTGTGTTATTAAATTCATTACCATCTGGTTCATCTGAAAATGTTGTTGTTTGGAATGATGTAACAAAAAAATTAGAAAGAAGAAATATAGCAGCAGCAGTTGGTTCATCGGGAACATCTGGTGCACAGGGTTCATCTGGTTCAAGCGGAAGTAGTGGTACATCTGGTTCAAGCGGCTCAAGTGGTAGTTCGGGTTCATCTGGAATAGATGGTACTAATGGTACAAGCGGAAGTAGTGGTTCAAGCGGAAGTAGTGGTAGTAGTGGTTCAAGCGGAAGTAGTGGAACTGCCGGAAGTAGTGGTTCATCCGGTTCATCTGGAAGTAGTGGTACATCAGGAAGTAGTGGTACAAGTGGCTCATCAGGTTCAAGCGGTTCAACAGGTTCTGCTGGTACAAGCGGTAGTAGTGGAAGTAGTGGTTCAAGTGGTAGTTCGGGTTCATCTGGTACATCAGGCTCAACGGGTTCTGCTGGTACATCTGGAAGTGGTGGTTCATCGGGCTCTGGAGGTACATCGGGTTCAAGCGGAAGTAGTGGTACATCGGGAACTTCAGGTTCATCTGGAAGTAGTGGAAGTAGTGGTTCATCGGGTTCAACTGGTTCAGCTGGTACATCAGGTTCTTCTGGTACAAGCGGAAGTAGTGGTACATCGGGTTCATCAGGTTCAACTGGAACAGCTGGGTCTTCTGGTTCATCGGGTTCATCGGGAACTTCTGGAATAAGTGGAACATCGGGTTCATCGGGAACAACTGGTTCTGGTGGCTCATCAGGAACAACAGGTACGGCTGGAACATCGGGTTCTTCTGGTTCTGCTGGTAGTGGAGGTTCTGCTGGTACAAGCGGTTCATCGGGAACTTCTGGTACATCGGGTTCTTCTGGTAAAGCTGGAACTGATGGTTCATCAGGAACTTCTGGTAAAGATGGTAGTGGTGGTACTTCTGGTACAAGTGGTTCATCAGGAACTTCTGGTAAAGATGGAACATCGGGAACTTCTGGTGAAGATGGTACATCGGGAACTTCTGGAAGTAGTGGCTCATCAGGTACAACTGGTTCATCAGGTACAACTGGTTCATCAGGTACATCGGGAAGTAGTGGTTCATCCGGTTCATCTGGAAGTAGTGGTTCATCGGGAAGTAGTGGTTCATCGGGAACTACGGGCTCATCTGGTACTAGTGGTACTAGTGGAAGTAGTGGCTCATCAGGAACTTCTGGTTCATCGGGAACTTCTGGTTCAAGTGGCTCAGCTGGCACAACAGGTTCTTCTGGAACAAGCGGAAGTAGTGGAAGTAGTGGCACATCAGGAACTTCTGGAACTGACGGAACGTCTGGTTCAAGCGGGTCTGCTGGTTCATCTGGTTCATCTGGTTCAACTGGTTCGGCTGGAACATCTGGCACAGCTGGCACAGCTGGTAGTTCAGGCTCATCAGGAACTTCTGGTACTGATGGAACATCGGGCTCAAGCGGCTTGAGTGGTACTGATGGTACAAGCGGTAGTAGTGGTAGTAGTGGAACGGCTGGTTCATCTGGCACAAGCGGTAAAAATGGTAGTAGTGGTAGTAGTGGGAGTAGTGGAACGGCTGGTTCTTCTGGAACATCTGCTGAAGGTACATCTGGAACTTCAGGTACCAATGGTACAAGCGGAAGTAGTGGTTCAAGCGGAAGTAGTGGAACGAATGGCACGTCTGGTTCAAGCGGTTTAACAGGAACTTCTGGCACAAGCGGAAGCAGTGGAAGTAGTGGAGTTGATGGTACAAACGGAACTGGTGGAACGGCCGGCTCTTCTGGTAGTAGTGGAAGTAGTGGTTCAAGCGGCACAAGCGGTTTGGATGGTACATATTTTGGTTCATCGGGTTCATCAGGAAGTAGTGGTACGACTGGCACAGCAGGTTCTTCAGGAACTTCAGGAACAAGTGGCTCAAGCGGCTCTTCTGGATTAGATGGTACATACTTTGGTAGTAGTGGTTTAAGTGGTTCAAGCGGTTCTTCTGGAAGTTCTGGAAGTACAGGTACATCTGGTAGTACGGGGACTAATGGCACATCGGGAACTTCTGGATTAGATGGTACATACTTTGGAAGTAGTGGCTCATCTGGTACAAGCGGTACAACAGGAACTTCTGGTTCATCTGGAATAGATGGTACAAGCGGAAGTAGTGGAAGTAGCGGAAGTAGTGGAGTTGATGGAACATTTTTTGGTACAAGTGGTACAACAGGAACGTCTGGTTCATCTGGAAGTAGTGGCACATCGGGAACTTCTGGTTCAAGCGGAACTACTGGACTTGACGGAACATATTTTGGTAGTAGTGGTTCAAGTGGAAGTAGTGGTTCAAGCGGAACTACTGGAGTTGATGGTAGTAGTGGAAGTAGTGGTTCATCGGGAAGTAGTGGACTAGATGGAACATTCTTTGGTAGTAGCGGTATTTCTGGAACATCAGGAAGTACTGGATTGAATGGTACATCTGGATTAGATGGAACTTCTGGCACAAGCGGAAGCAGTGGAAGTAGTGGAACTTCTGGATTAGATGGAACATATTTTGGTAGTAGTGGTACATCAGGTTCATCTGGCACATCGGGCTCATCGGGCTCAACTGGTACGGCAGGTTCTTCTGGTATATCGGGTTCAGATGGTACATCGGGTTCAAATGGTTCTTCTGGTTTAGATGGAACATTCTTTGGTAGTAGTGGTACAAGTGGTTCTGATGGTACAAGCGGAAGTAGTGGTACAAATGGTACAACGGGTACGGCTGGCTCATCTGGAAGTAGTGGTACAACAGGAACTTCTGGTGTGAATGGTACTTTCTTTGGAAGTAGTGGTACATCCGGTTCGTCTGGCACAAATGGTACAACTGGTACGGCTGGTTCAAGCGGATTTACTGGTAGTAATGGTACAAGTGGTACAACTGGAACATCTGGTGTTAATGGTACTTTCTTTGGAACAAATGGTACATCAGGTAGTGGAGGTACATCTGGTACTGGAGCAAATGGTACATCGGGATTAGATGGTACTTCAGGTACATCATTCTTTGGAGTTACATCTGGAACGGCTGGTACGTCTGGTACATCACCATTAGGATTTACAAATGGTACATCAGGAACTTCAGGTTCAACAGGAAGTTCTGGATTAGATGGTACATACTTTGGTTCTTCGGGTTCATCTGGTACTTCAGGCGCAACAGGGCCTGCAGGTACTTCGGGTACTTCATTTTTCGGAACAACATCAGGAACAGCAGGTACATCTGGAACATCCCCATTAGGATTTACATCTGGTACTTCTGGTACTGGAGCATCTTCTGGTACTTCTGGATTTATGAATGTAAGTGGTACTACTAATAATGGTGTAATTACATATGATAGTGTATTACCTGGTGGTAGTGTTGAATCTAACTTAGTATTTGATGGTACTACATTAACATTAACAGGAAACTTAGGAGCTAGTGGATATATAAGTTCAACAAATTATGTAACTTCTACTACATTTAGAGAAACATATTCTGATTTAGGAACTGGCGGTAGTACAACATTAGACCTATCAACAGCAAATAATTTCAGAAGACAATTTAATGGTACTGCAACACTTACATATTCAAATCCGCCAGCATCAAATGCATTTGGATTTACTTTAGTAGTTGTAAACGCTGGAGCATATACTATAACATGGCCAGCAACAATAGATTGGGTGGGTGGAACTGCACCAATATTAACATCGTCTGGTACTGATGTGCTGGCATTTTATACATTTAATGGTGGTACAACATATTACGGATTTGTAACAGGTAAAAATTTAAGTTAATAATTATAGTTATGGGAATATTTAGAAGATTAGTAGAATCAGATTCATCGGCAGTTTTTCCTTTTGTATTTAAAATAACAACAACGGTAGCTAATACGGTATTTACAACCCCATTAGTTGATTATGCTGGATTGACTCCAAGTTTATTTATAAATTGGGGAGATGGGAGTGCAAATTCTCCATTAATTACAGCATCATCATCTACAAATAGAATTCATACATTTGTAGCACCTGGAACTTATACAATTACTATAAGTGGGTTTATGCCAGGATTTAGAGTAAATAATAATTCTGGAATAAGAAACCTCATTACTGAATTAGTACAATGGGGAGTAGTTGGATTGAGAACAATAGATTTTTATGGTTGCCAAAATTTAACAGCAATTCCTGGTAGCGCTTCTTTAAGTGGTGTTGGTGGATATACTGGATTGGCAGAAGTTATAAATTTCTCATCTCTATTTCAAGGTACAAGAATATCATCAATACCTTCTGATTTATTTGAATATTCTCCAAATGCAACTACATTTTCAAATACATTCTCATCAATATTAACATTAACAACAGTACCAAACGGATTATTTGATAGTGTACCAAATGCAACTACATTTGCATCTTGTTTTTTTGGATGTTCGGCATTAACTTCAGTACCATCTACATTATTTGACCAAAATACAACGGCAGTAAACTTTTCTGGTACTTTCTATAATTGTAGAGCATTAACAAATGTATTACAATTTACTTATAATACAAACGTTACAATTTTTAATAACTTATATTATATGAGTTCAACATCAAATGCGTTGACAGGAACTGCACCTACATTGTGGTTACGAACTCCAACACCATCTGGTACTAGAGCATTTTTTAATTGTACTGGATTAGCAAACTACGCATCAATACCTTCAAATTTCAAATAATATGTATTTAAGAATTATAGAAGAAAATATTAATTATCCATATAGTGTTAATGATTTAAGAGAATCATATCCTAATGTAAGTTTACCTGCTGAATTAAGTGATGGGGCTTTAATAGAATGGGATATGTATGTAGTAACGCCAACTCCAGCACCATCTGATTATACAAAAAACATTACAGAAGGTACTCCAACTTTAATTGATGGAAATTATCATCAAACTTGGAATCAAGTCAATGCATCTGAAGCAGAGATTTCATATAGAATTGAAAATCAATGGGAAGAAGTTAGAGTATTGAGAAACCAATTACTAACTGAATGTGATTGGACACAATTAGCAGATATCTCATCTGAAACTAAAGAAGCTTGGACAGTATATAGACAAGCATTGCGAAATATTACAACACAAACGAATCCATTTAGTATAGAATGGCCAGCGAAACCTTAAAAGGAAATTATTTTATATTTATACCTATAACAAAAGTATATAGATATAAATGGTAATACATAGTCCCATATTTTCAGGTTCAATAATTCAAGATAGGAACAATGCATATGCGGACCTTAGTGGTTCTTTCACAGGTTCTTTAACTGGTTCTTTTAAAGGAACAATCGATGTTCAACAGGCATCATTTGCAAATTTAAATATAACTAATAAATTATCGGTAAGTGGTTCTATAATAATGACGGGTTCAATGAATCTGACAGCTGGCGGATATTTAGTTGATAATGTAAACGTATTAGATTCAGCAATAGCTTTTGCGATAGCATTAGGATAAAAATAAAACAAAATGGCAAATACATTTAAAAATAGTATAACGGGTTCGGTAGGAACAGCAGGTGTTAAAGTATATGAATCACCAGCTGCAACTTCGGCAACAATAATTGGTGTTAATGTAGCAAATGCAGCAGCACAAAATATTTCGGTAAGTGTAATGATGAGAGATACTTCTGGAAATAAATGTGTATATTTGGTAAAAGATGCTTTGATAGTACAAGGTGGTTCAAATGTAATGGTAGGTGGTGAACAAAAGATTGTATTAGAAGCTACGGATTTTCTTTCGGTGACATCTTCGTTAGCAAATTCGGCAGATGTAATTGTTTCGGTATTAGAGTTGACATAATAAAAAAGATATATTAAATGGAGTTTAACGGTAAAAGTCCTAATGGTTTAAATCAGACTAGTGTAAATAGTGTATCACTTTTTGTGAGTGGGGCATCTATATTAAATGTATCATCGGAATCTGTAAATGTTGTAGGAAACTTTACTGCTTCTAAAATACAAACGGATGAAATTGATTCATTTGGTAATAATCCGTTTCAAATAAAAGCCGATACTAAAATCTCAGGCTCACTTAATGTTTCATCATCACTATCAGCATCTTTATTTAGAGGTGATGGTAACGGACTATTTAATATATCAGCTGCATCAATTGGTGATATAGATAGATTAAAATCAGGTTCGGCAATTGCAGTAATTTCTCCAAACAAAGGACTTGAAGTTAATAGTGGAGTTACTGTTACGGATTTTTTAGTAGTAACTGGTAGTGGTATTTTTAAAGGAGATATAACTGTAGCTGGAAAAATTACAACAACTCAATTACATACAACATTTATATCATCTTCAGTAATATTCTCATCTGGTTCAAACAAATTTGGTGATAACGTAATTGATAAGCAAGAAATTACTGGTAGTTTAGCTATTAGTGGTTCTGTATTTATAGATGGATTAAGAACGGATTTAACAACCAACGAAGTATTGGTTATTAATACTACAACTGGTAAGATAGGTACAAAAACAGCAGCAGCAACATCGGGAACTTCTGGTACGTCAGGTACAACGGGTTCAAGCGGTTCATCGGGTACAACTGGTTCAAGCGGCTCATCAGGAACTTCTGGAAGTGGTGGTACATCAGGCTCTGGAGGTACATCTGGCACAAGCGGAAGTAGTGGAAGTAGCGGTAGTGGAGGAAGTAGTGGTTCAAGTGGAACTTCGGGAAGTTCTGGTTCATCCGGCTCAACAGGTTCTGCTGGTACATCTGGTTCAAGCGGAAGTAGTGGAAGTAGTGGTAGTGGAGGAACATCAGGTTCTGGTGGTACAAGTGGCTCTGGTGGTACATCAGGCTCTTCTGGAATTGATGGTACGAGTGGAAGTAGTGGTAGTGGAGGAACATCAGGTTCTTCTGGTAGTTCAGGCTCATCGGGTACAACTGGTAGTAGTGGTACGACTGGCTCATCGGGTACATCGGGCACAACTGGTTCAAGTGGTACAACAGGAACTTCTGGTAAAGATGGTTCAGCTGGTACAAGCGGTAAAGATGGTAGTTCGGGTACATCAGGAACAAATGGTTCATCTGGTAGTGGTGGTACATCCGGCTCTGGCGGTATAAGTGGAGCTGGTGGTTCAGCTGGTACAAGCGGAACTGGTGGTACGAGCGGTACATCAGGTTCTTCGGGAACTTCAGGCTCAACTGGTAGTGGTGGTTCAAGTGGTTTGTCTGGGGCAGGTGGAACTGGAGGTTCTGCTGGTACAAGCGGTAGTGGGGGAAGTAGTGGTTCAAGTGGTACATCGGGTTCTTCAGGAACTTCTGGTAGTGCTGGTTCGGCTGGTACAACTGGTAGTGGAGGTACAAGCGGTTCTGCTGGTACAAGCGGTAGTGCTGGTTCAACTGGTTCGGCTGGTTCAGCTGGTACATCGGGTTCAACTGGTAGTGGTGGTTCGGCAGGTTCTGCTGGTTCATCAGGAACTTCTGGTAGTGGTGGTACATCGGGAACTTCTGGTAGTGGAGGAAGCAGTGGTACAAGCGGTAGTGCTGGTTCGGCTGGTACAACAGGTTCTGCTGGTTCGGCTGGTACAACAGGTTCTGCTGGTTCGGCTGGTACAAGCGGTTCAGCAGGTTCTTCAGGTTCAACTGGAACAAGCGGTTCGGCAGGTACATCCGGCTCAACTGGTACAAGCGGAAGTGGAGGAACATCGGGTTCTGCTGGAACAAGCGGTAGTGCTGGTTCGGCAGGGACTAGTGGTAGTGCTGGTACATCGGGTTCTGCCGGAACATCGGGTTCAGCTGGGACTAGTGGTAGTGCTGGTACATCGGGTTCTGCTGGAACAAGCGGAAGTGGTGGTACATCTGGTACAAGCGGAAGTGGTGGAACGGCAGGTACAAGCGGAAGTGGTGGTACGGCAGGTACATCAGGCTCTGGTGGCTCATCTGGAACAAGAGGTACATCCGGTAGTGGAGGTACATCAGGCTCAGCTGGTTCTTCTGGATTATTAGCATTAACTGGTACAACTGATAATGGTGTAATTACACTAAATGGTTCAGCTCCCAACGGAACTGTTGAAGCAAATTTAAGATTCGATGGTAGTACATTGACAGTAACTGGGGATGCTACAATTAGTGGTAACCTTACTGTAAGTGGTACTACAACATATATTAATACAACAACTTTAAACGTAGGTGATAATATTATTACACTTAACGCAGATATTGGAGTAGGAACTACACCAACTGAAAACGCTGGTATAGAAGTTAAAAGAGGTAATGCCGCAACAAAAGCATTTTATTGGGAAGAAGCAAATGATAGATGGTATGCTGATGATGGTCTTTATGTTGCTGGAAATGTAGTACTTACTGGTACAATAAACACAGGACAAGGAGCAACCGAAGTTTATTTAATGGACCAGAATGTTCGTACAACCGATGCAGTAACTTTTACTACCGTTAATACTGGACAAGGTGCTAACGAATTGTACGCAATGAATCAAAATGTTCGTACAACCGATGCAGTAACTTTTACTACGGTTGATACTGGACAAGGTGCTAACGAATTGTACGCAATGAATCAGAATGTTAGAACAACCGATTCTGTAACATTCGCAAACGTAACTTCAAACTTAACAGGTACTGCTGATAGAGCAGAAGCAGTTGATTCAAATGATACTAGAAATACAAACGATACACCATCAAGTAAAAATGCTGGAGTTTATTTTGACTTTAAAGCAAATAGTACAAACGGATTAAGTGATGGTGGTACATATAACGGACAAATGTTTTGGAGAAGTTATGGTAGTAGTACTGATTTAAGTGGCGGAGCTCCAATACAAATTGCATATACTGCAGCAGGTAGAATTTGGAGTAGATTAGGAACTGGGGCATCAACATGGAGTAGTTGGCAACAAATATTAAATAGTGTTGACCAAATTTACGCTTACAATATGAATCAGTATGTGAGAACAACCGATTCACCAACATTTGCATCTTTAACTCTTACTAGTGTTTTAAATCTACCAAATGCTGCATTGATTTCTGTTAATAGTGAGCCTGATACTTGGGGAGCTAGATTTAGAACAACAACATCAACAACTAATTTAGGTTCACAACTTAAAAATATTATTTGGACAGGTGGTGGTGCTAGTGAAGGATTTGCTGTAAGTGGAGTTGGTACTGGTGGTGCATCATTCGAAGTAGCAAACAATGGTGTAGCTTGGATAAAAAGTTCAATATATTCAAATGCAGGTGGTAATGGTGGTGCATTTTATTTATCAGATACTAATGCTGGTTTATATAGAGATAATACATATGATGTGATTTTACATCAAAGTAATTCATCTGGTAATGTATTATATTTAACGGGAGCTGGTGATGTGCGTGTAAATATAGATTCTAATAACAACCAAACGGATAGTAGATTTATAGTTGGTAATAACGCAATAAAAGCATCTAACGAATTATTTTCAATAAACGAAGTTGGTAGTGGATATTTTGCTGGAGCAATTAGAGCAGATGGTATCAATAACTATCCACATTCATTTACAAATACGGATGCTGGTTCAGTACATTGGACGGATAGAAATAGTAGATTATTGACATCTAATGGTTCTAACTGGGCAGCTGATGGTAGAGACCCAATAATGGCATTAGTTGGTAGTACCGCTTCAAGCGTAAGAGGTACGCTGATTGGATTGGCAATGCATAATGAAAATAATACTGATAATGCATTCTCTCCAATAATAGCATTTAGTGCTAGAAGTACAAGTGGTGGCTACAATTCTACATACGCTTCTATAATGGGTAGAAAGACCGGATATGGTTCTGGTTTAGATACTAACTGGAATAAAGGAGAACTCCATTTCTACGCACATGGTAACTCATATGTAGCAAATACTGCAAACTTAACAATAACTGGAGATTACACACAAGAAGCAAATTCATTCAGAGCACCTATATTTGAAGATTCAAATGATACTGGGTATTATGTAAATCCAGCATCAACTTCAAACTTAAATCAATTAAATGTAAGAGGGTGGTCAGTACGTGATACTGCTACATTTAGTGTTGTTGCTGGTAGATGGTACACAATAGCAACTAATGGTGGTACTAGAGCAATGGCTACGTTCCACATTTGGGATTATGAAAGTGGATTACATGGTTCAATGAAATTTAATGCTGGTATATCATTTGGAGGAGTTGCTGATATTACAATGCTTGGTAAGTCTTGGTATAGTGCCGGTGGTGTATTCAATGAAATAAGAATTAGAAGAAGTGGAACATATGATACTCACTATGTACAAATTTATATAAATTATACTGGTACTCTTTATGTTGCAATGACTGATAACTATCAAAGTGCTGGTTGGACTTTGGGTGATGGTGGTTTTGGTGACCCTGGTTCTGCAACTGCTGCACAAATAAATCCGAATTCATATCCCGGTCTTGCAACAAATAATAGTATATTCACTGGTGGTACAATGTACGCATCAAGTGAAGTATATGGTACAATATTCAGAGATACAAATGACCCAACAAGTTATTTTGTAGACCCTAACGGTAATTCTCGTATATGGTATTTAGGAATTCAAAATGCACAAGGTGGTGGTGGTTCTAACGGAACTGTTGGTTTGAAATTCGGTGGACTTGGTGATTATCCTTCTTTAGAGCTTGGTATAGTTGATAGCTATGATGGTATGATTCGTAGTTATGGTAATGATATAAGGTATTATTCAGGACATTGGAGAAGTATTGGTAATACGGCATCTGAAAACCACTCACATTATTGGTACACATCAAGAGTAAGTAGTACTGACTGGAGTACCGCTAAAATGAGATTAGACCACGATGGTAGACTTTATGTATCAGGTCCTATTACAGCAGGAATGAGTGCAAATAGTAAAAGTGGTGGTATAGGTTTAGTATTAAACGATGGTTCTTTAATAGTAAGAGCTGAAGGTGATAACTACCATAAAATTTGGTATTATGATGGTATTGCATTTGGTACAAATAATGCACATGGTATATTCCGTTTTTATGGTGAAAGTAATACTCAAAGAAATAACTCAACTGGTGGTGATAACTTAAGATTCTCAATAAATTCAACAAATGGTGTAGCAATATCATATGGTGATATGAGAGCACCTATTTTCTATGACCAACAAAATACAGGATTCTTTGCAGACCCTAATGGACGTTCTCGTTTTTCATCAATAGATTATGGTGATGGTAGTTACTATTTAGCTGGAGGTAGTTGGGGTTATAGACACAATACTCCGTATGGATACATAGAATTTGGACCTGCAAACTCTGGACATGCTCACATTTATACTGATAGAAGTAACTTCTACTTCAATGTGAATGAGATGTACATGAATGGGTATAGAATATTGAAAGAGGATTATTGGAATGGTAATAAATATTTTGGTTCTGATGGTACTATATACGCAACAATTTTTAGAGATGCTAATGATGGTGGATATTATGTAGACCCAAATGATAGTGGTAACTCTGGAAGATTTAGAGGTGGTACTTTACATGGACCTAACCCAACTTGGGGAGCTTATTTATATGTTGGTTCAAATGGTAGAGTAGATAGTTGGGCATCTGTTGTAACAACAAATGGTAACTTACACTTAGACCCAAGAAACGGATATACTACATATCTTAACTGGTATGCTGGTGGACCTGTATATATTGAAAACGCAGCATACGCAACGATTTACTACGATAGAGATAACAGTGCATACTATTTCGGAAGTGGGCAAGGTGATGCTAGATTTAACTCTGTAGCTTCAAACAACCATTACATTTATGCTGGATATATGTTATATAGTGATTCTGGTGGATGGACTGGTGAATATAATAAGATTCAATGGCATAGCTCACATACATACTATCAGGTAATTAATAATGGTTATCATATTTTCCGTTATGGCGGAGATGGTTTAGAATCTCACCAATTGGCTAGAGACGGAAACTATTGGAATAGATATATGGGTTGGATGTCCAACTATATGAATCAAAACGTAAGAACTGATGCGAATCCTACTTTCTATGATTTATATGTAAACGGATGGTTTAGAAATAATACAAACGGACACGGACTTTATAACCAAAGTAGAGGAATGCACTGGTACACCAATAATGGATATTGGAAATCAGCTGGTGGTGGATATGGCTATGGTGGTATTCAAATGTATAATAACTATGAATCGGATAGTAGAGGATATTGTGGATATTGGGATGGTTCTGGTTTTGGTATGTTGAATAACTCTGGTAACTGGCAAATTCGTATTGAATATGGTAACGCTCATATGGAGTTGTATCGTATTACTTACGGAAATGATTTTAGAGCATATATCTACTATGATAGAGATAATACTGGATATTATTGTGACCCTGCTTCTACAAATAGATTAAACTTTGTAAACGCTAATAACATATACATCAATGCAGGGCATATGTTGTATAGTGATTCTGGTGGATGGACTGGTGAATACAATAAAATTCAATGGCATAGTGCTCACACATATTATCAAACGTTAGCAAATGGTTATCATATTTTCCGTTATGGCGGAGATGGTTTAGAATCTCACCAATTGGCTAGAGACGGAAACTATTGGAATAGATATATGGGTTGGATGTCCAACTATATGAATCAAAACGTAAGAACTGATTCTGGACCTACATTCCAAGAGGTTTATGCAAACGGATGGTTTAGAAACCAAGGCGGTGGTGGTTTATACCAACAATCTTATGGTGGACACTTTAGAACCAACTTCCAATCATCATATACTCCTTGGGAAACATTTGGTTACTATCGTTCTGGATATGGTGGACAAAACTTTAATGACCCTTCTGGTTATCACAATAACTTGATGTTTGAAAGTGGTAATGGAGGTATTTACAATCAGCAATTTGGTTGGACATTCTATTATAGTAGACCTAACAACTGTGCTTCTTTCGATTCTACAACATATGGATGGGTAGCATTTAACGTACAAAGGGGTGCTTCTAGATTCCGTAATTTTGTGAATCTAAATTATAACGCTGATGGTAACTTAGATGTTTTAGGTGGATTTGGATTATATGTTCGTTCATCTGGTGGATATAACCTTGTAATGCAAACTGATGGATATAACAACGTATATTGTTTAAATGGTGGAGGTTCATATGGTGGTGTAGTATTATATCCATATTATTATGGTTGGAGTGGTTATTCTGATGCTAGTGTTAAAAATATACATGGTGTAATTGTCAATGTTCTTGATAAAGTAAATCAACTAACACCTATCTATTATACATATAAAATACATTCTGTAGACCCGGAATATGTAGAAGATACTAAGATTAAAATGGGCTTTACGGCTCAAAATGTCCAAAGTGTTTTTCCTGAATTAGTAAGAACAGATGAAAAAAGTGGATTACTAACACTTGCTATGGAATCTTTAATACCTGTACTTGTACAATCTGTTAAAGAATTAAGAAATGAAATTAATTTCTTAAAAGCACAAAATGAATATTTATTAGATAGAATAGAAGATTTAGAAAACAAATAATTTATGGCATTAACAATTAACACACCAATCGGAACTGACAGAGGCTTAACAAATAATGCTTATGTTAGAATAAACGAATATAGAGTTCTTAAAACAGGAGAATGTATATTTGATATTCATATTTATAAATCAAAAGAAGATGCTATTATAGCTGATTCTAATATTGCTACATATGGAAAATCAAATCACTTAACTTGTATGAGTTTGGAAATTGGTAAAGAACTTAGAGTTGATTTATCTAGAGAAATAGTAAAGACTGTAACAATACCAACAGAAACACCAACTACAGCTATTGTAACAAAAACAATAGGTAGTGGGGATAGAATGAAATCATATACTGTAACTGAAAATTCAATAGAAATGCAAAGTCGTACTTTTGAAACTACGTTAAAAGTTGCAGATTGGACAACTTTGGAAAATCATAACATTTTTGAATTTGGATATGCTATGTTAAAAGATAAATTAGTTCAATTATATGGTGATGAAAATGTAATTGATGACCATACAATAGCAGCTGGCTCTGGTCCATTTGCTACCGAATTATCGGTAGATATTGCTGCTAGAAGGGCTGGGCATATTGATAGTGTTCCACCACAATCATAATTTAGAAAAAACTAATATTTATTAAAAAACAAATAAGATGATTATTTTTGTAGAAGAAAAAAATGTATTGGGTAAAACAATAAACACAATCTTTACTAACATATTACGATATGATTTGAATGAAGATGATTGTGTACTTAGATACGAACTTAGATATAGAGACCCTAATAGAGAGTCTGTAGCAGTTCCAGACACAAATTTAGGAAATGGTGAATGGAAAGTACCAACCAATATATTAAATTCTTGGAGTGGTAGCAATTACTATTTAGCTCAACAAATGTGTTCTGATTTGGGCTTCACTCCATATAGTGGTTCTTTAGGATAATAAAATAAAAAAATAATATACAATGGGATATACATACGAATGGAAAATAAAAGGCCTTAGAAAAGGAAATAGTACTGATGTAAGCGATGCTATTATTGGTACACAATGGACTGTAACCGCAACTGATGAAGTTGGTGATGGTATTACTGGTGAATTTAATGGTGCAACTCCATTTGATTTACATACAATAAATACTGGTAGTTTTACACCATTTTCTGAATTAACAGAAGAGCAAGTAATTGGTTGGATTAAAAATACTGTTAGTGGTTCAAATAAAGCAACAAATTATTGGGACCATATTGAAAGTAGAATTGTTAGAGATATTACAGCAAAAAGAGGTAGTTATTCTAATTTATTAGAAGATGAATTACCTTGGAAACCAAATCCTACCACTTATAATGGACCTCATGGTAATGGTGGGGCTTAGTATTTATTATTAGAATTATTAAATTTAAATGTCCAATTCACTTATTTATAAACAAATTTGTGTTTTGGACATTTTCTTTATATTTATATAGGTAATTATATAGGACTTTCTTAATTACAAATTTAAAATACAAATTGTAGAAATAAAATGGCAGAAAGAATCGTATCACCCGGCGTATTCACAAGAGAAAATGACCTATCCTTCTTAGCGCAAGGAGTAGGAGAGATTGGAGCAGCATTTATAGGACCTTTTAAAGAAGGACCTGCATTCATTCCAACCATTGTGAGAACTCAATCAGAATTTGAAGATATCTTCGGAACACCTGATGGAACTTATTATACTGAATATGCAGTACAAAGATATTTGCAAGAAGCTGGACAAGCAACTGTAGTTAGAGTAGCTGGAACTGGAGGTTACACTCAAGTAGCTCCTTTAGCAATATTCGCTAGTGGTTCTCAAAATCAATCTTTAGGTACTAAATTGATTGGAGTATTATACTCTACATCTACTGGATATCAAAATTTTGGTTTTACTGGAGCAACTGTTGCTAGTAATTTAGCATTAGATGGTTCATTCGCCTTATCTGCATCTTTCTTAACTCCGGTATCGGCATCGATTTTACCAACTGATACAAATGATTTAGCAGATGTATTTGGTGAATCTCCATTTGGTAGTAAGCAAGCATATGTTTTTAATTATTATGAAAATATGGCCGGTAACTATACTGGTTCGGTGACTAGTAATATTGTAATTAGTGGAATAGCATTACCTACGCAAGATTATACAGGTGGTAGTGCAGATGCATACTCACAAGCAATTACTCCGTGGATTGTTTCTCAAAAAGATACTAACAATTTAAGAAGTAATCTTTTCAAATTCCATACATTAGGACATGGTGATATTTATAACACAAAATATAAAATTGGTATTTCAAATATTAAGGCAGCTGGTGAAGATGGGGCAACTGATTATTCTGTATTCACTGTAACTGTTAGAAGTTATTCTGATACTGATAAGAGAAAGAGTGTAGTTGAAACTTACAATAATGTAAACTTAGACCCAACATCTACTAACTATATAGCTAGAAGAATTGGTGATAGATATATTACTATTGATTCTGATGGTAAGATTACTGAAAATGGTGATTACTCAAACAAATCAAAGTACATAAGAGTTGAAGTAGCTGAGGCGGGTTCATACCCAATATCAGCAGCACCATTTGGACATGAAGCATATACAAACCCTGTTTATTGTGGTAACACAACTTACGCAGGAGAAATACCTCCGGTAGTTTACCAAACTGGTTCGGCTGATAACACATCATCATCTCCAATATATTATAGTGGATTTGATTTTAGTAATATGGATAATGTGAATTACTTAAAACCAATTCCTGCTAGTGCAGAAACTGGAGCAAACGTATTATTCGCATTTGATTCTCAATTATCATATCAAATGACTGGTTCATCCGCAGTTGATATGGTTAAAAGACAATTTGTATTAGGATTCCAAAAAGGATATGATGGAATGAACCCAACAACTAAAAAAGCTAAAGCTGGTGATATTGGTGTATGGGGAGCAGCAAATACGCAAGGATTTAACTGTTCAACTGGAGTATCAATAGGTACAACGGCTTATTACAAAGCAATTAACGCTGTATCTAACCCTGATGAGTGGGATATTAACTTAGTAGCAACTCCTGGTATTGTAAGAAGCTTACACCCATCGGTTACTTCTAAAGTAATTGATATGGTTGAAGATAGACAAGATTGTTTCTATATCGCTGATTTCAACGATTATAATGATTCAATTACTGAAGCAACTGAGCAAGCAAATTCAGTAGATTCAAATTATGTAGGAACTTATTATCCTTGGGTTAAGACAGTTGATAACAACACAAACAAATTAACTTCAGTTCCACCATCAGTATTGATGCCGGCTGTATTCGCTTCTAACGATAGATTAGCAGCAGAATGGTTCGCACCTGCTGGTTTGAATAGAGGTGGTATTAGTGGAGCAGTTAGTGTATTGAATAGATTAACACACTCTGAAAGAGATACTCTATATGAAAACAAAGTAAACCCAATCGCAGCATTCCCTGGACAAGGTATTGTAGCATTCGGACAGAAGACATTGCAAGATAAGGCATCTGCTTTAGATAGAATCAATGTTAGAAGATTACTTATCGTTCTTAAGAAGTTTATCGCTTCAACATCTCGTTACTTAGTATTCGAACAAAATACCGCTACAACTCGTCAAAGATTCTTAAACACTGTGAACCCTTACTTAGAGGCAGTTCAACAAAGACAAGGTTTATACGCTTTCAGAGTAGTAATGGACGAATCTAACAATACACCTGATGTAATTGATAGAAACATATTAGCAGGACAAATTTTCTTACAACCGGCTAAGACAGCTGAATTCATCGTAATTGATTTCAACATCTTACCAACTGGAGCAAGTTTTACAGCATAATACGAAAATAAAGGAATTAGATATTTATTAATATAATAAAAAGGAATAAAAATGGCAGAAATATTAGAGTTTGATAAGATGTTCTATACGAACTTCGAACCTAAGATGAAAAATAGATTTGTAATGCAAATCGATGGTATTGATTCATACTTAGTTAAAGCAGCACAAAGACCAACAATTACTTTTGAGCCTGTTGTGTTAGACCACATCAACGTTAAGAGAAAATTAAAAGGTAAAGGTGAGTGGCAAGATATCACAATTACTCTTTATGACCCAATTGTTCCTTCTGGAGCACAAAAGGTAATGGAGTGGGTGAGATTATCACATGAATCAATTACTGGTAGAGATGGATACGCTGATTTTTACAAAAAAGACTTGGATTTCTATATGTTAGGACCAGTTGGTGATAAAATTGAACAATGGAAAATCAAAGGAGCATTTATCCTAAGTGCAAACTTTGGAGATGTAGCATTTGATTCAAACGAACCAGCAACAATTGAATTAACATTAGCAATGGATTACGCAATCTTAGAATTCTAAAAACATATTCCTTACGGATGCTACCGAAGGACAACCCTCATCAGAAATGGTGGGGGTTTTTTTATTTCTAATTTTTTAATTTCTATGTATTTATATATACAAACTTAAAAACATTTAAAAGTTATGGCAGAAGTGAATATTGCGGCAGCTCCGGTTGCACAAAAAAGAGAATTTGATTTCCCAACGGAAACAATTGAATTACCTTCTCAAGGATTAGTTTATCCTGAAGGACACCCATTAAGAAAGGGTACTATTGAAATTAAACATATGACAGCTAGAGAAGAAGATATCTTAGCATCACAAAATCTTATCAAAAAAGGTTTAGTGTTGGATAGATTATTTGAATCAGTTGTTGTTGAGCCGGGATTAAACCCAAATGATATTGTAATTGGTGATAAAAACGCTATTTTATTAGCAACTCGTATTTTAGGATATGGGGCTGATTATGAAGTAGAAATTACTGACCCATTTACTTTTGAAAAACAAAAAGTCAATATTGATTTATCTAAGATACAAACCAAAGATATTGATGAAGATGCTTTAAATTCAAAAAATAGATATCAATTTAAATTACCTTCAAATGGTAAAGTTATTGAATTTAAGTTATTAACTCATGGTGACGAGCAAAATATTACTAGAGATACTCAAGCTATGGAAAAGATAGCAAAAGGAGCAGCTGGTTCAACTGATGTTACAACTCGTATGAAATATATGATTACTTCGGTAGATGGTAATACTGATACTGGGTTTATTAATAAATGGATTATGAATTCTTTCTTAGCAAAGGATACAAAAGCATTTAGAGCGCATGTAAAGGAACTTTCTCCTGATTTGGATTTGAAATTTAATTTTGTATCGGAATTGACAGGCGAAACGGAGGCGCTAGATATCCCATTTGGGATAGGCTTTTTTTACCCTACCACCTGATTATAAAATCACATTACACTCTCAAATTTGGGAGATGGTTCAATTTAGTAATGGATTTACTTGGTCAGATGTTTACCACATGCCGATTTATCTTAGGAGATTTTATTTTAATAAACTAATAGAATTGAAGAAAAGAGAAGCAGATGAGGTTAAGAGAGCTAATTCAAAAGCAAAAAGTTCTAAAGTGAGGATACGATAATCCTCACTTTTTTATTATCCAATATTTATACAATATAAAGGAAACACTATGTCAAACGAAACACAACCAATAAAGGAAGGATTATTCGGAGCAGCTAAACAATTTAGTGATGCTTTTTTCGATGGTTTAAAAAATAATGCAGTAGATAGAGTATTATCAAAAGCTAGAGCAGCTAGAATGAGCCAAGAAGCTATTGAAAAAATGGAAAAAATAAAAAAAGAAAAAGAAGAATTGGATAAAATACTTTCGCAAATTCCAAAAGCAAAAATATAAAAATAAGTGGCAGAAGACTTAAATAGAGAACGATTAGCCATATTAGGCGAATTAGGAAGACTTACTCAGCAGATAAATGCATATAATGCTCAAGGGATACAGAATGCGCAAAGGGAAAATGAATTAAATCGTGAAAGACTTAGAATAGGTAGAGAACTTCAAAGAGTAAATTTAGAACTACAAAAAGCACAAAGACAATCATACGTTGACTCTATAAACAGTATGAAATCATTGAGTTCTATGTATGAACCTTTGAAAAAAGCTGATAAACAGAGAATTGATTTAATGCTAAAAGCTGGAAATTTATCAGACACTGCTGTTGCAAGGGGTAATAATTTAGCTGATATAAATCAAAAAATATCCCAACTTACGGCTGACCAAACTTTAGAAAGACAAATTTTACAAGAACAATTTGATTCCGAAATAGTCAGATTTGGTAGAATGGCTGGTATATCGCAAGAAATAGTTGATAATCTTAAAAATCAAAATGAATTAGCAAGAGATTATTCTTCAATGACAGAAGGTCAAAAGGAACAATTGGAAGCTCAATTGGAGACATATAATACTATAAAGAAAACAATAGGTGGTATATTGGATACTGCTGCTATATTAACAAGCGGACCTGGTGGTTTGCTTGGTATGAGTCTTATTGGCGCTGGTAAGTTCCTTGGTAAGATGGGTGAGGTTAGAGGTCAGTTGGGTGGTATTGCTGAATTTGGAACAACGGCACTTGCTTTCTTTGATGATAACGCTGTAGCAAATGCAAAAGAATTAGCATCACAATTTGGCGGAATAAATAATGTATCGGGGCAATTACAAGCATCAACATCGCTTATATCAGTTAATATGGGTATTAGTGGAATTGAAGCAGCTGGATTAATTGGTTCGTTTGCAAGGTTGAATGGTAATAGCCAAGAAACAGCATTAAACTTAACAAAAGCATCTCAAGAGTTTGCAGCTCAAAATGGTTTAATACCTGGCGCTCTTATGGAAGATTTAGCAGCAAATACTGAAGCATTTGCACTATTTGGTAAAGAAGGTGGTAAAAATATGATTCAAGCCGCTGGAGCAGCTGCTAAGATGGGAGTTAGTTTAAAAACTATGACTGGATTGGCTGATAATCTTTTAGATTTTGAAAACTCAATTAACGCTGAAATGGAGTTGGGTGCAATGCTTGGTAAAAATATTAATTTAGATAAAGCAAGAGCATTGGCATATCAAGGTGATATAGCTGGGGCAACTCAAGAAACACTAAGTGCATTAGGTGGAGTTGATGCATTCAATAAAATGGATTATTTCCAAAAGAAAAAAACGGCAGAATTAATGGGAACATCGGTAGAAGAATTGCAAAAGATGGTAACAAATCAGGAGCAAGCAGCTACGATGGGTGGTAAGATAAACGCAACATTTAGTTTAGTTGGAGAAACTATTAATGCTGGATTAAACAAATACTTAGGTACATCACTAGAAGCTTTAGGTGGAATGGTGATGGCTGGTGCACAATTGGGTGGTTCTTTTGCACAAATGGGATTTGATGTAAAAGGAATGGCATCTAAAATACCAATCATAGGAAAATTATTTGGTGGTGGTGGTGCACCGGGTACTGTACCTGGTCCAGTCCCAACACCTGGTACTGGCGGCGGTCCAATCCCACCGGTTCCTGAAGGAGGTGGTGGATTAGCAAGTTTAGCAGCAGGATTAAAAGAAATGGGTAGTGCGAAAGTTTTGTTTGGAGCACTAAACCTCATACCTACTGCGGCTGGATTAGCTCTTATGGTTATTGGTATCCCATCTATGATGGCACTTGGTGCTTTTGGAGCTAATGCTGGTATTGGATTAGAATTTATAGGAGTTGGATTACAAGCTATGGGAAATCCACAAGCCTTATTAGGAGCACTAACATTATCAGTAGCAGCTGTTGGGTTTACATTAATGACAGCTGGTGCAATTGGATTAGCTGCAATTGCAATTGGTGGTGTTGCGGCTGGAGCTGGATTAACGGCATTATCAGTTGGATTAGTTTCATTAGGAACAGCAGCAGCAACTGGTGTTCCATTCTTAGGTCTTGCATTACTTGCTGGATTTGGGGTAGCATTGATACCTTTAACATATGCATTAAGTTTATTAGCACCATTAGTTGAATCAATTGGTAACGTTATAGTTGGAACAATTACAGCAATAGCAAATGGTATATCAATGGTTGTTAGTAGTATAGGACAGTTTGTTACTCAAGTACTTCCATTATTTAACTTAGAAAATGCAGCTGGGTTGTTAGCAATGGCTGGTGGATTTGCCGCATTATCTCTTTCTTTAATGGGATTCGCAATGGCATCTATTATGGCTATTCCTGGTATGATTGCAGTTGGTGCTTTTGTAGCATTGGGTGGTGGTGATTTATTAGGTGGTGGTGGTGAAGCTGGTGGTAGTGATGGTATGGATGAATTAATTGCTGAAATAAAAGGATTGAGAGCTGACTTATCTTCTGGTAAAATTGGTGTTAATATGGATGGACAAAAAGTTACTTCTAAAATAACATCAGTTGTAGATAAAGGTAGTAGAAACTCATACGCTAAATAACAAAAATGGGTAAAACATTAGAAGAATTATTTAAGACCAAAGTGTTGGATAACGGTAAGACGGCTCAGCAAAACTATGACATTCGTAATAGTAAAGAACCGCCAATAACTCCGTATAACCCATTATTAGATTTGCCATTTAAAGGAGCAAATGCAATACGAAAAACAGCTTCTGTTAGAACAAAAGAAACTAAACTTGAGGAAGAAACTACTGGACTTAGAGTAATAAGTAAATTAAGTGGTCCTGTAATATATGGTGTAGATGTGTTCAGATTGAATAATCAAAAAACCGATATGGTTGAGATTATGAAAGGAGCAACTGGTGGACAAGGTGGTAGTAATGGTATAATAGGAAACGCTACTAATAAAATAAAGCAAGTTGGTGAAAACATAGCAAGTAAACTTGGTATAGAATTTCCTCAAAATTTAATTCCAACTAAAATCGTTCTTAATCAATCATTTAAAGATGGTAAAGAAAACGATACAATGATTACATTATCTGCTATTAAAAATGGTAGAGAGGGTAATCTTATTGGTAAGACATTAGGTAAAATATTAGCATCAAGTGTTAAAGGACCTGTTGCAGATATACCAAATAAATTAGTGGGAGCTGGTATTGATTTTTTCAAAGGCGAAGTTAAAAAAGCATTGTATGGTTCTCCAAAAGTGGCCGCACAAAACTTAGCAAAAAAAGGAAAAGAAGAAATACAATATAATAGTACTGATAAATATTCCGAAACAATAGCTCCAAACGATGAAGATTATTTTAAAAGAAATGACCTTTCATCTATTTTAGTAGCTAAAGAAACAAAAGAAGCTGGTGGTGGCTCTGAAGTACAAAATAAGGTTAATAAATTAGTTCCAAAATCAAAAGGAATTGGAGATGGTATAATACCATTAAATTTAATAAATAACCCAGCAGCAAAAGTAACTGATTTTATATCTGATAACAAAAGTAAATTAGATTCTAAATTATCTGGAGCTAGAAAATTAGGTCAAAAAAGTATTGCCGGTGGGTTAAATATAGGTGATATAATACCTGGTACAAAAGAAAAGGTTACACAAACATCTACAGTTGACCCTCAAGCAGATTCCCCAGCTTTAAGAAATGATTTATCTTCAAAGTTAGAAGCTTTATTGGCTGGTGGTGGTATAAACGGAAATTCAATATCAAGAGATGATGTATCTATAAATCAATACTCTAGGAAAAAAGATAGCCAAGTAGACCCAAAGGTTAGTATGAGAACTAAATTGGGAATAGATTCGGCAATAAAATCGGATTATTTAAACGAAAAACTTCCGTATAGTTTAGGACCAAATGATACTAAATTAGTATTATCAGATGGTAGTTTTTTAGATGATTATGATTTTATAACATTAAAATTTAAATCATTGGCAACTGGAATGGCAGTAAATTTTAGAGCAACAATAAGTGGTGTATCTGAAACTATATCTCCATCTTGGGATTCTGCTAAATTTATAGGAACTCCATTCAATAATTATACATATACTGGTATTGAAAGAAGTCTTACATTTAATTTTAGAGTGTATTCAACAACACCTGTTCAACACATTGCTGCTTGGCAAAGAATAAACTTTTTAACATCATTGGCATATCCTCAAGGTTATGCTGGTGGTATCGGAGCTAGAGCACCATTCTTACAATTTACTTTAGGTAATTTATATAAAAATAGAGAATGTTTTATTGAATCATTATCATATACAATGGATGATAATTCTCCTTGGTATGTTGGAATGACCGAAGCTAGTGGTATTGCGGATGATGCTAAATTTTCTATAAATAAAGAAGAAACATCTATTGATAATTATAAATTACCAATGATTGTTGATGTTGCTATAACTATTAAATTACTTGAAGCTAAATATAATACAAGCGATGGTTACTTATATGGATTTGATAAATTACCAAGAGCATTACGAGCTGGACAAAAATATTCAGTAGAAGAATCTTCAAAAAATACTCAAATAGCCGGAGATATAAATAATTCAGATACATTTAAATTTGGACCTGAGGGTGATAGTACAACTAAAAAATCAGATGGTGATGCGGATAATATAGCATTACCTTTAGATAAAGTTAAACCTAGGTTTGACCCAGCTAGTATAATTTCATTGGAAAAAAGAAATTTGGTTGGTATAAAAGCACCTGTTAGTATAGATGCGTTTAAATTACCAACACTAGCACCATTGAGACAAAATCCAGATGCTAGTAAGGGAAACTTTATAAAAGATGGTAAAGATAACTACGAACTTTGGGTTAAGGAAGATGATAAAAAGTATATAGCAACCGTTTATCAATCTGGTACGGTAAAGGAAAAATCAAGAAAATTCTCTGATGCTGGTAAGGCAATAGATAAAGGTACTGAATTATTTAAAAAATATCAATAATGGAAAGTAGATATTACGAACAACAAACAAAGAAAACTTTTGATGGTAAGGAAGTATATAGACCAAAAATATATCCTAATATTCCATTAAGAGATGATGATGTTTATGTAATGACTGAGACGGGTGATAGGTTAGATACGCTTGCTTTTCAATATTATGAAAATCCAAGTCTATGGTGGATTATAGCATCGGCAAATAATATACATGATGCACCTTTGGGATTTCAAGAAGGTACAATATTAAGAATACCACAAAATTATATTTCAATATTAAGAAATTTTACAAAATAAATAGTTTATGTCAGCTTTTCCACATTTTTCAAACATAGCACCTTGGGTAACCAAAGAACTTGATGCACGAAGACAAGATATTATTAAAGTATCAAATTTAAATGCATGGGTGAGAGTTTCTTCTGGAGTTGGGAAAGGATGTATGATGTTATCAAATCCAAACTTTAAATTATTTGGTGGTGTGGGTGATAAAATTGCACCATCTGTCTATGGAACTAATGCACTTAGTGGTACTATTGGTGTTCAATGGGATGGTGTAACTCCTGTTAATACTGCTAATGAATATTGGGGATTTAGACCAAAGCCAAATATAACAACAATTGAAATTGAAGAAGGTGCTGGGTCTCTTTCTAGAAAAGCAACATTTACAATAACTGCATACACAAGAGCTCAATTAGATGAATTATGTAAGTATTACTTAGAGCCAGGATATACAATATTTTTAGAATGGGGATGGAATACAATACAAGGAGTATCTATGTACACTCCTAAATTAAATGGAGCGATTGTTGGGGCTAACCAATCTTTTGTTGAAGTTAATAAGAAAAGAGCAGCAGCTGAAGGACACTATGATAACTATTTAGGATTTATTAGTGGTGGTAATGTTACTATGGAAGGTGATAAATGGACAATAACTGTTAAGTGTACTGGATTTACCGAATTGCCGGCATATATGACAGTAACAAGCAATTCAGATACAAGAGAAAATATAAAAAAAACAAAACCAGCAACATTTAAACCATCGGAAATAACTGCAGAAACTGATTTAGGTAAAAAACGTTTTATGATGGCTTTTAATAGACTTCCATCAAATAAACAAAGCGAAAGTATTCAGGGTTTAATAAAATATGGAACTATCGCAAGTGTTTTAAATTTTGTTAATGTTGATGAGGATGTAAAAGAAAATATAAATGATACTACTTCTGGTTTTGAAATATTAGGAATATCAATAAATGATGAAGAAATAAAATCAGAAGGTAAAAATGTTGAAGTTCCATCTGGTACTGAAATTATTGGAGATGAAGCTTTTATTAGATTCGGAACATTAATGGATATTATGAATATGATTGGTGCTGGTTCACTTTCAATAGGTGGTGTCGAAGTTAGTATGACAGTAAACACAAAAAAAACAATTATTTCTGCATTTAAAAATATATATAGTACTGATAAAAGTAAACTACTTATACCAAATGCAAATGCACCTAAATTTTCACTAGCAGAAGCAGCTAGTTCAGTAAATGAGCAAAATACATTTGCAGAAACAGCAAATTGCTCAATTTCACATGATGGTGCGGTAGTAGAATTTCCATATTCAAAAGCAATAAAAGGTGGTACTGTTAGTGGTGTATCAATACAATATAAAGATGGTAATATTGAAGGTATAAATAAAGCCGCATATATGTGGGGATTTTTAGATGACCTTTATGTTAATATGGATTTCGCAAAAGGAATTTTAGAAACAGAAAACTTTTCAATAAAAGATGCATTATATAAACTATTAAATGGATTATCAAGTGCGGCTGGGGGTATTTGGGATTTTCAAATAATCGAAGTAACTACAACTAATGGTAAAAGTACTGAATTGATGGTAGTTGATTTGAATTTTATGGCAGATAACGGAAAGGGAATGACAACATTCTATGTATCTGGTGTAAACTCTGTATTTTTAGATGCATCATTTGATATGGATATGGGTGGGGCTAAAATGAGCCAAATTATTGGAAAACGTTTAGGATATGATTTAAATCCCAACTCACCATCGGTAGATGGAAAGGTATCAAAGGCAGTAGACCAAAATAATACAGCACAAGGGCAAAAGAAAGGATTGTTTACTGATATGCAAGATATGGTTTTAAAAGTAATAAGACCATTAGCTGGAAAACCACCAATGATGTCTCCTCAACAACTAGCACAAGATGCAGCTGCTAAACAAGCTAAAGCTGAGGCAGCAAAGGCAGCTCAGCAAAAAGTAATAGCAGATAAACTTGCGGCCGAAGCTGCAATAAAAAAAGCAGCAGATGAAAAAGCTGCAAAAGCAGCAGCATCTACTAAATCAACCGCTACAGCAACCACTACCCCAGAGACAGAAGTTGGTTTACTTGATAGAGCTGCAAATTTCGTTTCAGGTATAGGTGATGGTATTGTACAAGCAAAAAACAAGCTTGTTGAAGGAACTGTAGCCGCTTATGATACTGTTACTGAAGCAGCTGGCCAAGTTTATACTAATACTGTAGAGAAAATAGAAGAAGTTGGAGAAAATCTTACAGAGCAATTTAATGAGTTAGAAGTAGTTAAGCAATTTAAAGCTTTTTTGGATAAGGAAGAAGCTAAAGAAAAGAACTTTAAATTATTTATGAGTAAAATAGGTATATATCCTAAAGTATCAGTTACGAAAGATACTCAAGTTAGTTCGCCGGAAACGGAACTTACTTCAATAACAATGAATGCAGTGTACAACGACCAGTTGGTATTTCAGGCACTAAAAGCTGGATATAATAATGTAAATGCATACGATGCGAATACTGTATCAGCATTATTACCAATTAAATTTTCATTTACTGTTCATGGTGTTAGTGGAATTAAGAGAGGAGATAAATTTAAAGTTATTGGTATTCCTAGACAATATGAAGAAAATGGATTTTTCCAAGTAACATCCGTTAAACATACGATTGATGGTATGCTATGGAAAACTGAAGTTGAAGGTGGACTTAGATTAAATAAATAATAATATGAGAGCAGCAGATTTAATAAGATATACGGGTTTATCAAGATTTGAAAAAGGAGAATCTTTTAAAAACTTACAAATATCAGCCTATATTCCAATCCCAACTGAAATTGATTATAAGAGAGGATATATATCCAGATATTTTATACAAAGAGCAAATGATAAGGCAGGTAGAATAACAGAAATAAATGAAATTGCTTTTTCTAAATTTGTAAATGCACCATTTTATACTGCAATTACTTTGGATTGGAAAATAACTGGAAGTGATGATGAAATAAAAGATTGTAATTTTAAATCAATTAAATTTGTATTAAAGGAAATGCCAAAAATACAAATGTATTTACCAAATCTTTTACAATTTAGAAAAATAGAAGCTACACAATAATTTGGTAGTTTGGAATTTTATTCGTATATTTACATAAACAAATTTGGGGGTGACTCGGAATTGATTACAATGAGAATTATAGTATCACACGTAGACAGAAGTGCTAGATGTCTTTAAATCTGTACAAAACAATAAATGACGAAATGTCAACTAT